ATCCATACCTATCCCCCTCCCTTTCTATATTTTTTTAAATCGCATTAATATTTTATACTATTTTTATAAGTGTAACAATAATATTATTAAAAGATGCCAAGATACATATTTACTAATCATTTCTATAATATTTAAATAAATTATTAAATTATGTTTTGCTCAATAAAATAACAAAAGGTTAGTAAGCAAGATTTCTCCTACCTACTAGCCTTTTTGTTGTTATAAATTTAATAATTTTCTCCAAGTATTTTGACCAACAATTCCATCTGCTGAAACTCCTCTAGTCTTTTGAAATTCTCTTACAGCAGAATAAGTACCACTACCAAAGATACCATCTACTCCATTAGTGCTATATCCTAGCTTAACTAACTTCTCTTGAAGTAACTTAGTTATATTACCACTTGCACCTTTTCTAAGTGTAGGACATCCAGCTAATGTTGCTGGTCCAGCTATGCCATCTACTTTTTGACTTGAAAAACCTTGAACATTACATTCATTTTGTAATCTTCTAATCCACTCCTCTCCAGTATCAACATTTGAAATAGATTTAGTAGCAATTACTTCATCTAACTTTGCAAATGTCTTAGTACCAGCTAACCCATCTGCTACTAACCCATGTTCTTTTTGAAATTGAATTAAACTGTTATAAGTACCTTGTCCAAAAGAACCATCTGCCCCATATCCTCCACAATCGTATCCACAAGCAATTAATTTTTGTTGAAGTTCTAAAACTCTTATGCCTACATAAGTCTTAGCTTCTGCAATATGGTCTTTTTCTGCCACTACAATAGTTTCTACTATTTCATCCTTTACAGTAGTGCCTGCTAATTTTGATTTGAAGTTTAACCATCTTTCCCAATTATTATTAGTCCAATTAGGACAAATTTTTCTACTAGCATCATAGTGTCTAACAACATGATCTAAATCTATTCCGTATAAATCCATTAAATATTTACCTAATTCTAAAGCATTAGCTTCTGTAGTTTCAGAAATAACCCCTTCTGAATTACAACACATTTCTATAGAAACAGAATTTCTATTTAATATTCCATAAGCACCTTTACCATCACCGACAGCCCATGCTGAATTATTTAAATTAACAACTTGATATATATTTTCATCATCAACAAAAAAATGTGCTGAAGCATTTCTATTACATGCATTAAAATATTTAGCATTATTAAGAGCAGTATCTCCTTTGTTTCCTGTGTAGTGAAAAATCAGATATTCAATATCACTACCTTGTCTCGAACTAAAATTATAATCTGATATCATTTTTTGAATTGTTAACATATTAAATTCCTTCTTTCTTTAAATATTTTTATAAACTAAAAAGGACACACTATTGTGCATCCTTATTTATTTCTTTTTTATTTCCAGATTTAAGTTGAATTAAAGCTTCTTGAAGTTGTGCTGGTATAGTTAACCCCATGCCAGCCGCATTCTCTAATAAACTTATAGCTTCATTTGCTATATAAAAGTAACATACAGCTGTTCTAAAAAGCCATGTTTCATTATTAATCAATCTATCTAATAATACTGCTACAATTAAAACAATTAATATCAAAGACTTTCTTGCAATACCTCTAAGTCCAATAGCTGAACTAATTTCTTTTTTTATAAACGCTTTTATTACTCCCGTTATATAGTCTAATATCATGAAAACAATTAAAATTGTTAGTGAATTATCCCATGTCCCAAACAACCACGCAATTGTTGTTCCTAATATCGGTAATAATAATTTGCTGTAATCTAATATTTTTTCCATTTTAATAAATTCCTTTCATATGTATAATAAAAGACTGCTTGTAAAAACAAACAATCTCTTATAATTTATTTTGCACATATATAATAATAACCAGCCTGACTATCTATAGAAGGAATAGCAACTTCTATATCAGAATCAGTTCTAGAAGTGTTGAACTTTTCATAAAGAGCTGGATAATCATTGCTATTAATAGCTTGTCCATTGGCTCTTAACCATGTGTTTGTTCCATCTTCAAGACTATTTCCAGCGTCATATGATAACTGTTTCATTTCGCCTATCAGAGTCCTTGGGTACATTTGAGTAACATTTTCTAATTCAAATCTTGTTACTAGTTCTGAAGTTGTTTCATAACAAATCTTGTATGATATTGTAGCATTGGCATTGGCACTTAAAGTTTGCCCATCTCTTGGAGAGTGTGTTTGAGACCATATTTTATTACCGCCTGATGTATTTCTTATACAAGCAATTCCAAGTTGTCTCCCATTGATGCTATGCGTCATATTCATAAAGCCAAACCCTATGCCTGATGTACCAGAAGCTCTATTGACTTGAATTTTTGCACACTTATGTCCTAGTATTTCTTCATCTATTACAGGACAAGTTCTTGTATAACTTTCAATATAATTTACTTGATTATTATTGTTGAAAGTAAAGAATGAAATATCAAGATTATCTCCAACTTGTGAGTTTTTAATTGGAATAAGTATATGAGATATTTGTTTGTTATTCTCTGTATATTTTTCATTCAATATAGCAAAGTAAGTATTAACAGGATATGCTTCAGTATTTCCTGTAACATTACTATTTATATGTTTTCTAGTAAATAATCTATGAACAGTTGGACTATGACCATCAAAAGTATTTCTTTTGGTAAATGTATTATCTTGATTAGATTTTATAATTGAGTTTGGGAACATGTTTTCATTAATTTTCCCATCATCATCAAGCTTTACTATCTTACCAGCTTGAGAAGAAACAACAGCGTCAGAAACATTGACTTTATTGTCTATAGCTTCCTTAACAGTAGTATTTTGTCCGTTAGCATATTTTATATGTTCAGCTAGTACAGTTACATTACCACTTGCATTAGGCGATTGGTCATTAACTGTACGTACTCCACCGTTCTGTTCGGGCGGAAGTATGCTAGGGTCTAACTTACCATTAGTACCCACACGTGGTATTTTATTGGCTTCGTTCCCGATTTCTGATACATCAATTTTGCTAGTTATTGTATTAAGACTAATGTTGCTACCTAATGCAACAACTTTGCCTACATAGTTAGTTCTATTCAAATTTCTTATTGTACTACCTACGCTTGGGAGGCTATTTCCACCTGTGGCTGTAGTAACTCCAGGTGTATTTCTAGCTTCACCCCAAAGCATTCCATTAGCTCCTATAATAAAATAAATAGCTTCCGACCATTTTTTGTTTACAAGAATATTAATAACTTTAGTAGCATCTATACTTTGCGGATAATTATTTTCTACTACTGTAGCTGTTCCGTTTTGCACAATATATTCTATGACTTG